TTTCAGTCAGTTATAAAATATTTTGAAAAAAGTTGAAAATAAATTTGGTTTGTATTGTTTTTGTATATACATTTGCAATACAGTAATTAAGTAACAATTAAAATTAAATCAAAATGATAATTACACAAGAACACTTATTTCAATGGAACATTGAACAAGTATTAACCAAAATTGAGTATGACTACTCTAAAGAAATCATTGCTACATACGAAGCAAGAAAAGATATTGAAACCTTTGAAGATTGGTTAAGTATTCATCCTGATATTTTAGGTAGATATATGCTTGAGCAACTTAATGTAAATTTTGATTTTGAACAATTTAAAAACAAATAATATGAGAACATTACAATTATCACACGAACAAATTGAATTGCTTACACAGGCATTAGGAATTGCAGAGGGCGTATATACCGATATTCACAAGGACATAATTCATAAAGTTATTAGAAGCAGAGGAAACAACGAAGTTAAAGAGCAAGAACGTATAGCACAATACTACCATGTTAAGGCTTGTAATTTTGTTGATTTGTTGCAGGATATTTCTAATTCAAAACTTGATGTATGATGGAAAAGAAAAAACGAGATGTAAGCCTTCCGAAAAGATTTAATTCAGAAGATGTAAAAAAGTGGCAAGAACAGGCAAACTTAACCACTGGTGGTAATCTCACCTTATGGATGGAAAACGCTTTGAATAACGCTGTAAAGAAGCAAAATGTCAAATCGAAGCAGTAACGTAGCATTTGCCACTAACGTGATGCAGATACCCGAAGGAGGGGATTACGAAGCTCAAATTTTCAATATAAAACAAATGTTTAACCGAAGCACTACACTTGATAACACCACTAAAGCCCCTCTTTTGGGTATGTGCTGTTATAAGCCGTTTTTCTTCACAAATCAATACAAATATAATATGAAACTTAAATACAAAATTGATTACAAAGGACTTGAAAATTACCTAAAGTCTTTAAAGTATTCTGAAATCGAAACAAACTGGAATAAGCCAGAAAATGCAAAATTAATTGAAGGTAATTCTATTGAGGAAATTGAATACTTTAAAAAAGATAAGTCTAAAATACCACTTGAAAAGGTAATACAATACGGAGAGCCTTTTATGGTAGATGCTTTAGGTAATGATTTATCAATAGTCATTTTATCTAAAAGAGGTTACAAACTTCCAACAGGTCGGGTGATAAAAGCAAAGTTTATTACTACGGTAATTGAAGATTGTCGGGGCTTGTTTGGAACTCCTTTAAATGGATATTGGAAAATACCAAGTCAGTTTATTTCGGAGCTGCCCTAAAATGGCTTATAACTAATTACTAAGCGTAACTAAAAATATTAATATTGATAATCAAACACTTAAACAATATTTAATTACTTTATAGTTATTATTAAATTATTACTGTTATATTTACAAAAATATAAATTTATGGCACAGGCAAATATTAAATTAAATGAAGAATCCGAAAAGGTTTTAACTAAAGTAATGACTATTGGTTACATTAACGACTTAAAATTAGTTAGTAAAGAACAACAAATTAATCAGGCTTTGTTATGGCTTGACGGCTTAATTTCATCTTTAGACGATGAATCTTTACAACAAACAATTAACATTAAAAAATCGTATTAACAATTAAACCAAACAAAATGAGCGACGAAAAACAAGAGCCTTTAACGGATGAGTATATTGAAGAATTAGCAAAAGAATATTCTAAAAATAAAAGTAGCAGTAGTGTTTTTTTAGAACAGCATGAAAAAGATTTTACATACGGTTTTAATTCTGCTTTAAGGCATATTGAAGTTTTAAACAGAAAGTACGACCAACAAACAAAGGCTTTGAGGGAGAAGTTAGAAAAGCATAAAAATACAATTAACAAATATGTTGATTTACATATAAAAGATGTTGAAGAACTCACCCAAGTTAAAGAGCATAACAAACAACTTGCGGAGGCAACAAATAAAAAAACACCTGTTCGTGAATCCCGAACAACTAAAGATAATGAACACTTATTTAAACCTAAGTCGTTTAAACCTAAACTAGAAACAATTATAGACTATTCTTTTAGGTTTGCTGAGTGGGCAAGTAATAAATATTATTACAATGATGTTGTATGGGTATGTGCTTTAAGCCATAAACCAGTATCTAAAGTTAAGATTTATAAAGAGTTTTTAATAGAAAACAAGTAAATTATCATGTACAAATAGTTGATGTTTTTATACATTATGTGGTTTTATGTCCACATTTTAATGGTTTTTGTGGATAATAAACCACCAAATATTAGCAATTCAATTGCAGATTTATGGTCATTCCTCAGATTTAGAAACAGGTAAACTATCAACATAATTATTAATGGCATCATAAACAGTTATTGGTTTGCCTAAAGCATACACAATATTGCCACTTTCAAATATAATCTCCGTGTAATACTTTTTATTTGTTTTACCTTTAGGCACAAAGCATTTAGGGTTAAGCTGACATATAGCATCATTACTTAAATTGTAATATCCATCAGTAGTTTCAAAATCTTCTAATATACCCTCGTTATTTAACTTAATCCTATCAACCTCACTAAGTTCCTCATTGGTTAAGAAGTCGCTTGTAATAGGGTAAATAATAGGTAATTTGAGCCAATTTATTAAGTCTTTTTCCATTAAAATACTTTATTATCAATTATTACTTTATTTGAAATAATGTAGTCCCCTGTTTTAATATCTAAATCTACAAATGCAAACCCTAAATTCCACTTATTCACACGAGCAAACATTGGGTACATTCCACAAAGGCATCCAGCACTATTAACACCAATAACTTTATCGCCAAATGTCTTTTCTAAATGAGTACTTGTTCTGTGACAATGCCCGATTAAAACATTATCAATAGTTTTTAAGAATGTTGCTCTTGCTGGATTTACTCCACCGCCACCTTGCAATTCGTGACCGTGTAACACATTTAATTTACCTATCTTAACAGGTAATTTATCTTTAACAATATCAATTTTTAATTCACCTAATCTTAGGCGTGTTTCTAACTTAAATTCAACATCATCAAATATCTCAGGTGCTTTTAAGAATAACCATTTTTCCCATCGTTCATCATGATTACCCTCTTTAAATACTATCTTTGCTTTAGGAAAATGTTTTCTTAACTCTTGCAAAAACTCACGTACAACGTTAAATTCAACTGCTACTGAGCGATGCCTCCAATCCTTTTCATGTCGGCTTATTGTGGCAAAGTCTATTAAATCACCATTTATTAAAATACAGTTAACACCTTTCTCTTTACCGTAATTAATAGCTAATTGAATAGCTTTATTATCTTGGTATGGAAAATGTAAATCGGATAGTATTAAAGTTTTAGATTGCTTTATTTCGTATGGCTCAAAGGTTTCCGCATAACTCTCAGGCATTTTAAACTCAATCTTTTGGTTTAAAAAAGAATGGTTTTTTAAATCCTTTCTATTTTCATCACCTTGTTTACCTCTATATAATCTAACATGGCTTCTTACTGATTCAATGTTTGAAAACTGTAATTTGTTTTCATTGTATATTTTTTTAGCTAAAGTTAGACTTGGCAATGATGGGAATTTAGTTAGATATTCCTTTACTATATTTCCTGATAATTTAGTTTTATGCGCCATTATATCATTTTTTGGTAAATAAAAAAGTCCCAATTAGTAAGGTGCATTGACTTTTGTCGGCTTCTCTTTAATCGGGACTTGTAATAAACTTTAGCTGTTTGGTATAAACTAAACACGATTGTAATTTTAAAAAAATATATTAACAATAATGTTAACAAAGTATTAAGGTTTGTGAAACTTTATGTAATAAATAACAGCTTTATATCCAAAAAACAATAAAACTATTAAGGACAGAATTTGTCCTAATCCTCTAAAAAATTTATCCCACCAAGTAATGTGTTTTAATTTACATTGTGCCGGAACTTCAATAACTTTAGAATGATATGTTTTAGTTGTGCTATCTTTAACCGTTATTATTCGTTTTAAGCTATCAATTACATCCTTAAACATTAGTTGGTTATTCTTTACAAATAAGTTAATAGAGGTTCCTTTATCGCTTTTAATTTCAGCTTTAAATGACGTTTTAAGATTACCCATACTATCACATAATTTAGCGCAGGGATTAGGTAAGAAGTAGTAAAAAGTATCGCTAATAAATACTGGGACTTCACGCTCTTTAATTTCGGTTATAATACTATCTTTAATAGTTGTATGGGTTGTACAGGTAGCACATATTTTATCACGTCTTTTTTGAGTGATGCAACTGATAGCTATTAAGGCAATTGTAAAACTAAGTAGGAGTGTTTTCATTTTTTTTATTTTCTAGTTCATCGATTTTAATTTGCTTATCCTTACTACCTTTAGAACTTCCAAAATAAAAGTTTAATACAGTTGTAGCAATCATTGTAGAGCTAGTAAGTATCATAATAGTAGTATTATCACTTGCTTTTACTGCTCTAAATAGTATTAATAGTGAAACAATTAAAAACTGTAAAACTCCGCCTATGGCAAGAATTTCCATTATATTGTCTTTTATAAAACTTTTCATTTTAATCTTGCAAATACTGCTACTGATTTATTTCTTACTCTTTCCATTACCTCACCACCATTGCTATCATTTGCTAGTGATGTGTTACCCTCTATAGATTTAAACTTATCTTTACTTACCCATTCAACAAATATGCCTGTATGATCAAAGCGTTTATCGCCATTCCAATCATACAAAACAATATCGCCTGGCATTGGGTCGGTTACTAATAAACCATTCTTTACAAAGTAATTATAGGCAGTTTGGCAACCTGCATAACCTTTAGTATAACCCATATTTTTAATAGGTCTGCCGGCTTGTGCATATACCCAGCTAACAAAGATACCACACCACGGTTGATGCTGCATATTAAACCACTCTCCGTATTTAGTTATATTACTATTTGGTGGTGTTTCTTTAGTGCCAATTTCTTTTTTGGCAATTTCAACTATCATATTCATTTTTTTCTTTTAGCTGATGTGTTTCCGTAATACATTCCTAATATATCTCTAGCATGACAAACATTTTCTTTTTGTGTAGTCCACTCTAAGTTTTCAAGTCTATTATCTATTTTTATACCATTAATATGATTAACAGTTTTTTTATTATTTGGATTTGGAATAAAAGTAATTGCTACTAATCTATGAATTGAATATCCCTTCCGCGTTTCTCCTTTAGTTAAAAACGTCCTTACATATCCGTTTTTCTCAATTTTAGGCTTTAAAAATAAATCCCCATTTTTACATAATGTAGCAATCTTTGATTTTTCACTCCCGATATTTTTAACCCTACCTAAATTTGAAATTTGATAAAGTCCCTCGTAATTTGGTATATCTTTGAATATTTCCATACTGCAATATACAAATTATTTTCCTATTTCGGCTCTTGCTATTTCTACGATTTTATTCATTTATTTTCAGTTTCTATATTAGGTTCTTTAGGCAATATTGCCACTTGACTTATTCCGCAATGTTTCTCTAAATCATTTAGTCTGTAATTAATAATCTGTTTTTCAGCTGTATCAAAAGTTTTGTTATCGTGTATCTCTTGTTTTAACATATAATACTGAGCTACAAGCATTACGAATAAACCGCAAAACTTAATTAAGTTCTCAGTTGACCATAATTTTTTATCTAAAACATCTGCCATAATTTAACAATAAGGTAATAAAGTGTTTTTTATAATTACATTGGCAGCATTATTTGGGTGTATTCCATCATCAGTATAAATAGCGTTTATTCCAGTTCCACCATCTTTTAATGGTGTAAATAAATCTATGTATGCTGTTGGAAACGCTGCCAATAAAGCTGCGTTATAAGTTGTAAAATCCCAACCATTTTCAGGACTTGAAGAACAAACGTAAACTGTTGCGCCAACACTTTCTAAAGCGGTTTTTATTGTTTGGGTTCTTGTAACCGCTGTTGCGTTTAATAAGTTGTTACCACGCACATCATTACACCCTAAAAAGATAAAAACTTTACTTGGTAAATATTTTTTATATTCTTCAACTGCATTTACAGCGTCTTGAAGTCTATTACTTGGTCCACCATTTACCTCAATTGATTTACCAGTCGCACCTATTAAATTAGGGAATCTATAAGTCGAATTTGTTGTATATAAGCCTGTTGTTTTACTATCACCGATAAATAAACAATCTATGTTTTTATATTGGTCAACTGTATAGCTCCAGCTTGTAATAGTATTATCACCATTTATATTACCAAATCCAATTCTAAAAGTGTTGTTTAATTCGTTTGTAGAAGGGTATGCATAACTAACATCTACTGATATACTATTTGAATTTAAAACAACGTCCCCCGCTCCAATTTTTCGTGATGTTGCTGTTATCCTATATTGATTTGTTGAAGGATTAACATCCCTCTTTATTTCTAATTCAATAGTATCACCAGCACTTATAGAAAAAACACTACCTAATCCGCTATTATAAGAATTTTGCACCCCTAAACCATCATACAAAACCAAAGTCGTTAAACCTTGAAACATTGCATCACTTTCACAGTCGCAATACATTGCAAAACGATTTCGATTACCTAAACCGGTATCATACGCTTGTATTTCTAATGAAGCACCTAAACTACTTGCGTTAATTACATTTGGTGTAAATCTTTTTTTAATAGTAAATTTTTCAGAACCACTAACCCAATTATTATAACGCACTAAGTTGCCAAATACATTTGTGCCTCCAACCATTCTTATTGAGTTTCCTCCAAGATAAGTAACAGTTGTACCCGAACCTATATAACTAAAATTACCACTATTAAAATCATCATTAGCCACAACACCAATAGGTGTTAATGTACTACTAACAAATCTTTTTTTTAAAGCTGGTGATATTCCTATTCCTATTCCGGGCATGTTTACGCTTTGTTTACAATTACTCTACCACTAGTCAATGTTATTGAAGTTATATACTCATCTCCCTCTGTTGAAACAATATCCCCAGCTTTTAAGTTTAGCCAATTATATCTAGCGTCTGTTTTAAAATTTACAACAGTAGTATCATTTTCTCCATTAATACCTGTACACACGCTTATTACTGTGTCCTCTGTTGCCTCAATACTTAATGCTTTAAAGCCATTTACATTATTTGTGTGGTCTACTATTAACTGCCCTGATGGTGTTAATCTTTGGTTTGATGAAAAGTGTGTCATATCTATTTTTTTTAATTGTTATTAAAAGTCACAATATGTATTATCATAAAATTGCTCTATTGTTATTGTCGCTCCCCAACCATAAACATCATCATCTAATACTCCTATTAGTGGTTCAAAATCTGATGTTAAAGATACTGTGCCATCATAAGTATATTGCATTACTGCTTTTAACTTAGAGTAAAAATTCATACCTGCTAAAAGCATATCACTCAATACATCATTCTTATTACTCTTATCCTGATTAACTAAATCTAAAAAAGCAATAGTAAAAGTATTTGTACTTATATTCCCATTTAAAGTAGATTTATCAGGCGTAACACCAACCAAAGGATATGTAATCGGGCTTTCAGTTCCAAACTCATAGTCATTATCGAATAAAAACGTACCGTTACTTACTAACTTTTGATTCGTCTTTATGTCGTTTAAAACTTTTTTTATTTGGTTTAGCGTTAACATTCTTAAATTTTTCTTCTAATTCTTTTAGTTTTTTAATGTTTAATTTTGACATTTTTAGTATTCTTTTGGTTGATAATTTCCAATTAAAATATTGTTATCCTCATCATCCCACCACTTATCATTACCTACCCAAATACCACCAGTTACATTGTTACGATTAGGTTTAACCTCGTCATAATTATTATTTTGTGTGTATAAAGGATAACTATTTACATTAAATCTTAAATATCTTGTAGTTCGTTCTGCAAACTTTTCAGCCTTTACCTTTTCTCTATCCATCAAAAATTGAATCTCTTGCAAGTCAGCCGAAGTACTATTATCACTATTCTTAACCTGTACACCTTTATTCATTAAACGGTATTTCATATCAGGCAATGCTTCATATTTAGCATAGTGCATTAAGCAAGGCAAAACATAATTATCTAATAAAGTTTGGTTTAAAGACGTAACAGTATTAGTTCCTATTTGAGATAATATTTCATTGTATAATTTAGTTCCTAAAATTGGCAGAATATAATTTAATTGAGCTTCATAAATAGCAGGTGTAAGTATAGTCATGTCAACATTTTTATTAATGTTGGTGTATTCTTTTAAATAATTTTCACTTGTTATTAAGTTCATTATTTCTTCTTTTTAATTTTAGTTACCGACTTCCAAATATGTCTACAGTATGCAGTTGTTTCTCCTGTATCAGGGTTAGTATAAAAGCCACCTCTATACGTCCAAACTTCCTCTCCTAATGTGTTAGTAAGGTTATCTAATTGCTCACGTGTCCATACCTTACCATTACGTGTCATTGCTAATAATTTTTTACAAAATGGTCTACTTGTTTGAGCTTCGGGTACATCGTTACGAGTTACATATTTATAAACAATAAATGTTTCAACTTCAGCATTTGGAACTTCTTTATTTAATCCTTTGTCAGTTATTGTAATATTGCCTAATAACCCATCAACTAATTCTTTTACTGCTAATATTCCTATCGTTTTATTTACCGAATCTTCGTCAACACCTAATGCTTTTGATATTTCAGCTCCTGTTGCTAATGGATTTCCTTTTAATAAATCTAAAATACTTTTACTTAAATCATCTAATCTAGTAAATTTTTGTTTAGTTAACTGCTCACTTAAAAATGCTTCACTTCCTGTTTTATAATCAATAAATTTTTCTTCTACTACATCCCCTTCAGGCTCATCAATTGCACACGATTCAAATAAACTTAACACATAATCTTCAGAATTAATATGTTTATCAAAAGCACTAAAATTATTGTTTTGTGCAAATAAAGTATTTAAGTCCTCATCACTTAATCCATAGGCATTTTTAAGCATCATTGCTCCAACCTCTTTAGTTACCTTTCCATTAGTAACATCTCTAATCATTCTCTTAATGTGCATCCAATCTTTACCTGATAACTTTTTTAAGTTCTCATTAATAGTAACTTCGCTTTGCATTTCACCTTCTTTTTTAGCTACTGGATTTGTGCCTTGTGTTAATGTTTTAGCTGGTTCTAATGGCTCTAATCCTAAGTATTTTCTAACCTCATCAACAGTAACATAATTAGTTAAGTTTGGAGAAGTTAAATCAAAACTTGCAGGTGTTTTTTGTCTTACTTCTAAATGACTTAAATCTATGCCATCAACTTCAGCTAATTTTTTAATAATATTCAAATGAACTTCTTGTCTATGCTCAACATAAGACTTCATCCACCTGTCATACTTTTGTAAATAAATAGTATTATCTCCAATAGTTTGACCATCTAAAATAATTGATGCTAATTGAGGGTCTATTCTATGACCGGTTAAAATATTTTGCTGTGTTCTTTTTGTAACTTCAACAAACATTTTATCTAAATCACTTTGTGTTAATGTGGTTAATTCTGCTTTCTGCCCTCCTTTATCCACAAAGTTGAACATCATTTTACCCGTATTTCCTGTTCCCTTAAACTTCCTATCAAATAATCTCTCGTATTTTTTAATCTCTGTTGGGTCAGGAGTGCCATTAAATAAACTTAACATTGCAGCAGCAAACATTCCATTTTTCATATTACTGAAATGGAAGTTTGTAATCTCAATATCAGTTTCTATATCTTGACAAATTTGTATATAATTAGGGTCAGGATAAATATTGCCGTATTTATAACTGCTTGGTGTGTCAAACTTAAAATAAATTATTTGTGTTTCAGTTCTGTTGTATGGATTAAATAAAGGATATTCTTTATAGCTTGGGTCTTTATCAGCGTGAGCATTAATAGTACCATCTTCATTTAACCAAGCCTCGCAATAAATAGCTTTTTTACCACATTCAGAACGTCTAAATTTTGCAAATTCTTGGTTATAAACACCATCTATTTTGCCATTAAACTTGTATACTACTTGTAAAGCAATACCATCAAATAACTCGAACGGTAAACAGTTCTTTCTAAATACACTATTCCAGTCTTCAAATTGATTAGCATTATTTAAAAAGTTTTCATAAATAGCAATATCAGAAAGTTTTAATTTTGATTCATCATAACACAATCCTTTACCATAAATATGGTCAACTTTTGTTTTAATAATAGAACCATGATAAGCGTTGCGTTTATATAGTTCGATTAAGTATTCAGGATAATTGTTTTGATCTCCCCAATTTAACCAATTTTTACCACTCTTTTTTTTGACAATAGGAGTTATGTGCGATTCAAATTGAATCTCCATTAAATTACCTGCGTGTGTTATTTTATTGCCCATAACTTACTGACGAACCTTTTAAATCTTTATAATAATTATTAGTAATAGTTGGCTCTTGCCAGTACATTTTACCTTCTTCTAATAATCCAGTCATTGTTCTTAAATCCAAACTATCAACATTTGCATAATCAAATGACGATGCTGTTATTGTTTCGTAGATGTAGTATTTATAAAAACCATAATCATCTAATAATACTTTACCTAATAAAGGACTATTTACACCCACCTCTATACTAAACCTACTTTTAAAGTCTACTACATCATATTCCACTTGAGTGCACGCTACTTTTCTATTAGTATTGTCGTTAACAAAAATGAAAATATACTGAGGATTAACTATTGTAACCTTCTCATTTGTAGTAACTGTGATTAAATTAGTACCTGTATTTAATAGTATCATTTATTATAAATACATATTTGAGTTATATATTCTAAAAAAAAAGCAATCTTTTTTACGGATTGCCTTTTAAATTTTTATTTTAATTAATTACTATGCAGGTACTTTTAGTAAAGCTAACAATACATTGCCTACTTCATTAGCATAAACTCTTTCCTCACCTTCAAATACTAAAGAATAACCACTATTATCATTTCCTACTTTACCACTTGCAGCAGTACTTGTTACCAATCTCATTCCAAATTCCTCACCCATTAAACGGTATTTACCCATCTTGTCTTTTACTATAATAAGTAAATCTTGTTTAGCAAGTAATAAGATTAATTGAGCTACTGATGCTTGTTTTTTAGGAATGTAAAAGTTAACAGTTTGTTTATTACTTAAAGTACCATTAGTATTTGCAGTTAAAACCTCTGTTTCATCAGCTTGTCCATACTCTAATTCAAATGTCCAAAACTTTTTACCAGTTGTTAAAAATGATACAGGGTTAGTTAAAATACCTGAAGCTGAAGTAATTGCTATTGTAGCATTAGCCTTTTCAGTAATGTATATCTCTACAAGTCCTGGACTTGCATCTCTGCAATCTCTTGCAATTCCACTATTTATAGCACACGCCATTTATATAAAATTTTTAAAGGGAGTTGTTACGCTCCCTAATTATTATGAATTTAATTGAGATACTACTTGGTCACCAAATGCGATGTTAACACCCATTTTTAATTTAGCACTAAAACGTAATTGGTCAGCTTCTACAGCATAGAACAATTTAGCCATTGATAAAGCATCTGTTTCGCTTTCTAAATCTGTTCCTAAGAACATATTATCTGTAGCGATAGCGTAAATCTTTTTAGTTCCAGATAAACCAATTACAGGCACAATTTCAACATCTGTATTTTCTAAATACAATTTGTTTTCAGAGCCAGTAATATGATATAAATTATCAATACCTAATTTCATACGATAATCACGAGCTTCAGCAGTACCCATAAACACTTTTAAGTTTTTGTTTACTAACATATCATCGCTAATTTTAGCGTATACGTTTTGTAATGCTGTACGAGAGTTAGCAACAGACCAAGTTACTGGAGTAGCAACAATTGGAGATGCACCAGCAATCTGAACACAAAGTCCATCAAACTTATTTAAGTAAGCGTTTACACTTGTTAAGTCACCTTGCCAAATCGCAACCTCTTTACGTTTGTTGTAATTCATTACGATATCGTCAACGATTTCATTACGATATGTTAACATATCATAAGTAGAACCAGCCTTCATTGCTTTTTGATAAAACAATGGCTCTAATTCTTGTTCACACCATGAACCTTCTAACTTTATTTTACCAACAGTCAAAGTACGTTGTGTACCAGTTGTTGAGCCTGAAGCATTAAAACCACAAGCAGAGTTAGCTTGCCATACAAGTTCTGAGGCAAAAATATTAATAGTTTCTGAAGATTTAATGCCACTTTGAATAGTCATTAAACTTGCAGTTGTACCTTCCGCAATCATTTTACGGATGATGTTTTTAGCATCTTGTTCTGTATACGCTGGTATTGTACCGATTGAATAACCCATGTTTTTTTATTTTTTAAATATTGATACTGCTTTTTCTTTTTTACTGTTAAAAGTTTGTTCTGTTGCTATTGGCTCACCAATTGGTAAATCCATTAACTTTGCAAACTCTGCTGAGAATGTCTCAACTTTTGTTTTTAATTCTTTATTATCGCTCTCAACGGCATTAAAACGACTTACTAAAGCAGAAATAATCTTTGCAGATTCTTCTAACTTCTTATCATATTCGCTTTTTAAATCAGCCATTTGTTGAGGTGTTACACCTGTTTGAGCTGGTGATTCAGAACCCGGAGCTATATCTGCTGTTGGTGTTTCAACTTCAGTTACTAAACCATTTGCGATTGTTAAAACTTGACCTGTACTTAAAGTAATTTCTCCATCAGGAACAGGCATTTCGCCTTCAGGTGTTACAACTGTTACAACTGAACCCACAACGAATTGAGGTGAATCTGATTTAACTACAGTACCATCTGCTGTTGTGTCCTGTGCATTTTGAGTTACAGTCGCATTATCAGGAGTTATAATTGGAGTTTCAAACTTGAACACTTTAGCAAAAAATTGCTTTTGTTCTTCAGTTAAATGTTTATTTACTATTTCTTTGAATGTTGGCATATAATTAAATACAAAAGTTTTTACACATTGGACATTTCACTAAATAAATTTTTAATAATAAATTCTGCTTGTTGCTCTGTAAGCTCAGTATTTATTTGTCTTTCGTAGAAATTACCCTCAACAGAAAAACCTTTATAAATTCCTGTTTTAATAAACTCATCCCATACTTTTTTATCACCTATTTGAATAAAGCCAAACCAAGTTCCATCAGGTAATTGATTTTGATTTAAAGGAGGATTAACACCAATTGCACGATTAATTATAATAGATTGGAATAAATAAGAATCAGCGATAATCTTATTGTTATCGTGCATCTGATTAATATTGTTAGATAAGTTTAGTTTAGCAAACTTTTTTACTATCTGCTCAATAGTTTCTTTTGTAAACTTTACATTGTATTCTTTTTTAGTTTCTTCATCAACACGATAAATATTAACTTCAGGTATCATTAATGCACCTGCTAATATTTGCTTATCTCCATCTACAGGGGCAAAATCGCCTTTATTCGATGCTAAGTTTATTCGTATAGTTTTAGCCTTATTAGCCGCCTTAAATGCAAAATAATCTTGGTCAATAGCTGGATTATCAACTGTTGCAATGGCAGTTACACCACTACCATCTTTTACATCTGTCTCAATAAATAATTCAACTAATGGAAGCTCCATAATCTTAAATACATTTATTTGTTAAAATTGTACTTTAGTAAGTTGATTCGTTTGTTAGCTTGTCTATTCTATTAGTAGTTTTTCTGTTTTCAGTTTCTACAACAACAGCTTTTAAAGGCTGGAAATTATTATTGTTATTTCCGGTAAATGTTGTGGTCGGTGGGGCGTTTAATGGTTGAGTTACATTAGGGGCTGTATTAGTATTTCCTTGAGGTAAAGAAACATTACCACCACCTCCTGTATTTATATTTCCAACAGCAGTAGAGTTGAATTGTGTTGATGCTATTTTAGCAACAGCAGCAATAGTACCAATGGCAGAAATGGCAGCATAAGCAGCACCAATAGCAGGAGCAACCGCAGCACCAACTCCGGTAGCAGCAGCAGCTTTTAACCCAGCACCATAGGCTGTAATTCCATTTTGAATACCTTGAGTAATTGTTAAACCTATTTGGAACGCTTTATTAATTTCAAACTGCTTCTTTGCTAATGCTAATTCCTCAGCACTTCCTTTTTGTACCTTAGACATTTTAATAGCAAAGAAAGCATCGCTTAACGCTTGTTCAGCTTGTAAAGAACGTTGGGTAATATCTAATGTAGCACGTCCCTTATTTTCTTCTATTTGTTTAAAATACTCTTCTGATTTTGCTAAACGTTCTCTATCTAATTGGGCGTATTTTTCATTAATACCTTGTAATCCTTGGTTTAATAATTCGGCTTCATCCAGTTTACTTTGAGATAATGGACTAATTCCTTTACTTTGTAAATCACCAAACTGCTCATCTTTAGTTTGTTTTATTTGTTTACGTTTCTCAGTTTCTACCTTTGCAACTTCAACTAATTCTTTATTCCTTAAATCTTTTAACAACTCAATTGAATTGTTAAAATCGTCAACCTCTTTTTGAGTTCTTTCTTTTTTGCTTTGTGCAATAACTTGTTCAATAGCATCTGCTGCCTTATCAGCACCTACTGAACGGTAAATAGCTGCTTGTTTACGTTGCAATGATTCAACAATGGTATCATTAGCCTGAGCCTCTTTAATCTTTGCAAAGTTTGTTTTAACACTTATTTCAGCTTCTTTAATTTGAGCTTCAATTAATTCTTTCTTTTTAGCAAGTATTTTATCGTGGCTAACACCTTGCGCCTCCATTAACTCGATTTCTCTACTAAGCTCCTTTGTTAATCCTGCGGTAACACGTTTTTGATTTTCTAACTCAGCATTTAACTTTCTTACTGCCCTTTCCTCATCGCTAAATAAATTAAATAACTCTTTACCAAACTTTATTACTTCTTGGAAGTTATCTATTAAAAACTTAAACCCTTCGACTAATAACAAAATAGGAATAGCAGACATAGCAGAGCCAATACCTTTTAAACCTACTTTGGCTTTCTCAAAATCTCCACTACCTAAACCCTCACGAAGTAACCCAAACGAACCGGTTAACCCCTCAACACCATCTTGTTTGAGTGAACGTGTGGCATCGTTTAAATCTTCGGTCTTATCTTTTAACTCCGCTAATGTTTTAGCCGCTTCTTTATCCCCCTTAATAAAGGCATCTGTAGCATCTTTCTTTGCTTGTTTTAAATCTTTTAATGAATTGATTTTTCTATCAACTCCATCAATAGTTACTTTAAATGCTATGTCTTTTATTTCTGCCATTTTTAATACCAGTTAATGCCGTTTGTTATAAATGTTCTTTTATTACTAATTGTTGGGATAAATGTGAAAGGACTGGCGTTATTACTAAATGTTTCACTTCCAAATGCAATAGCTTTAATATCACGTCCTGCTGTTATCCTTACAAATGTTACCTCTAAATCTATGTTTAATGATGGGTCTGGGAATTGAGCCTCAATATCTAGTCCTGCTGTTGTATCAATGTAATATGTGCTTATTGATGGATCAACTGTAAAATTAGCTGTTACTGTTTCGCTCAACTTTCCTAAATTACTTGCTATTACCCTATTATTATAGCTATTATTAATAGTAATATTGCTTAATCCAATACCTATAAAACCTACCACATCACCATCAACTACAACATTAGTACAATTCGTTAACTCTACACCACTTGCCCCCTCTGCAATATAATTTCCACTACCCCCACTTATTCTGCAAGATGTACCGAAGTTGTTATTATTCTCACCTGTTGTGGTACTCATCCCTATTACTCTCTCACTTCCACTCGTTCCGCTTGGTGGTGGCTCAATAGTTGTAGGTACATAAACGGCATGATCTGCTAACTTTAATAACTCGACCGGTGTACTTTGTGTATCACCTTTTAGTAAGTCATAATCACTTATTTTATTTACAATGAAGTAAGCATCTGTGTCCCAAATAACATTTCTAAAACTAAATTTCTTTATATCATAAGGATTTAAAACATAGTGCCTAATTTCAATCTTACTGTTCTTATCAGTAATTTGCCTAACCATCCTATCATAATATCTATTTTTTAGATTATTATCTGTATAGGTAGCTAATTGATAATTGTAGTAAATCTTTTTTGGAGTGTCCCAATTAATTGTTAATGTAGGTGTATATGGGTTATCACAGTCCCCAGCAAAAGGGAAATCTGTATAAACAGTATCACCACTTAATGTACTTTTTAACGTCCAACTACCATAACTCAAAGGAATAACACCGCCATAATACAAACTACGAATGTTTGTTTTTAATGGTTTAACTATTGAGTTTTCAATTTTATAAAGTTTAGGTATAACTAAACCATTTGTGAAATTACCAGCTATTGGTGTAGCACTATAAATTAATTCTTTCTTTTGCTTATTCTTTAAAAAGTCATTCGTTACTTCATAAAAACCTGTTCCATACACCTCACCATATTCATCAAAGTATGATTTATTATAAAAATCCTCATCCTTTTTATATGTGTAATCGTAACGCTTCCAATCTAAATCACCCATCGGAGTTACTATTCTTTTTTCTCCTAAATCCCTTTTGCTAGTCCAGTCTAAAGTACCTGTGTAGAAGTTATCCCTATCCTCAATAATTACGTTTTTGTCTTTGGTTTTATCGATTTCAAAGTATAAATTTCCTAAAGCAATTTCGTTTGTAATCCACTCTGTTATTTTTGTGTTAGTTGGTAGAACGTAATTACAACTAATTGGTAATCCCTCCTGTGCTGATAAAGTTGATAGATTTTGGTAGAATACTGAACCTATTTTAATATCCTGAACTAATGAGGCTGTTTGACCTACACTTGTTAATTCAGCGCCATTATAAAATTTAATATTAACCCCACCTATTTGAGCAACTACCCTAAACTTATCACCAACAGCACAAGTTTGACCCGGTAAAACTCCTGTAATAGAAAACGATGTTTGTATTGCATTTACTAAACTTCCTGATGTATAAGTACCACTTAAATTTTTTGAATTACCTCCTACTGTAGTCCAAACACCCGAAATAAATTTTTGAATTTGAATAGTAAATATAGTACCGTTAACAACTACATTATCAAAAGTTAAAGGTGTATTACCGAATGTTAAATTAATAGATAAGATTGATGTTAAGTCATATTGATTAGCATTTACTATTGTTATCTCACCTGTACCTGTATTATAATTACCTCCAGCATCATTATAAGGTGCTGTGCTATCATCATTAAATAATACTACTGTTTGTAGAGTTGGTACGCTCCAATAAGTAGAGTAACTTAATGATACACTTCCACTTTGGTCTGTTGATGTCCTACCAGCATAAAACTGTGAGTTATTTTGATATGTTGCGCTTACTTTAAAAGTATCTGATTGACAAGCTGGTATTATATGTCTTTTATAATAGGCTGAATTAATATAATTACTTGTATAAGTCCATCCTGCCAAAGCAAAGCATTTATCCCAAACCGTTTTCTTATATAAAGCAGGACGTAAATCTTTTACTTTAAAATTACTTACATCCCCATTATTTAATCCGTAATCAATTAACGGATATACATAACCAAGCCCATAAGTAAAAAATGTATTTGCTCCCAAGTACTTAATTGATGTGTCCCAACTATTAACAACATTTGCTTTTGTTAAGTCGTGGTCATAATCACTAAAATCTAAATCACTCAATAAAGCATCGCCAAAAGCCTTAAATAAATCCCCTAACTCTCCTGTAATTGAAATTTCATAATTAACTTGTCCAGTTAAATCATCAACCGTTATTTTTAATAATTGTAAATATCCCTTAACCTGCTCAACACTATTTATTAAATACCTTATTCTACATTTAAGATTAGGATTAAAGTAGTTCAAACTAATATTAGTATGCCATATCAATTCAAAGAAGCGATTAACTTCTTTTGTACCAGGTAAATTAATAGTCTTACTAAATGTAGAATTGCGTTTATCAGGCTGACGAATATCAGCTATTGCCAAATTTAAGCTAATAGGAATATCATCAATATAGCTAATGTCATATTCTGTACCTACTTGAGTATAAGCTAATATTTGTACATTATTCATTATCCCTTTTGTCTTTGGTTTGAGTGGTTAAATAATATGTCAAAAGTTAAAGAACGCAACCTGTCTCTATTTCTTTGGGTATAACTTGTATTAGTTATTTTAACTGATTTATAAGCTGTAGTACTTCCTAAATCCAAACGAACATCAGGTGAGGCAAATAAGTCTTTATGTTGGTCAAATTCTGCCTGAGTTAACCAATCAGTATTAACTCTTAATCCATCTTGTAAATTCAAACTCAATGTGTTTTCAACTGCCCCACTAGTGTCTAATACTTTTACATATCCTGACCTACTCCAGGGTGATTTTTTAAATGAGGTTGTTGTTTTTGTGCTATTTAACTCAGTAAACATCTTACAATGCAATGTATCATACCCTCCTTTACTATTAAGATAGTGTAATGTATATACATCAAACTGTGCGCAATCAACGTTAATAGTCCAAGTTTGTGAACCATCAGTAACGGTATAATAAGATAAGGCTGGGTCAGTAATTGTTACCGGTCCTGTAATAACAGTAACTTGTGCGCCCGGCATATTTGCTAATCCTTTATAACCAATATCTATACATTGATATTGGTCTGTGTAAAGTCCAGTACTATAGCTAGGTCTGTTAATTTGATACTGACCGATTATTGAACCTGCTGAATCATAAGTATTTATTAATATTGAATCTAAAAAAGTAGTTGCACCTTCTAAAACTAAAGCATATAAATAATTACTCCTATCTATATATGTTTTGGAATTTGGTGTACTTAAAAAAGGATAAGGATATGTTGAGCCACCCGTGTCATAAACATAATCAGTTACTAAATAAGTTGAGAAATCAAATAACTCTAAAGCACCATTCCATACTATGTAATCAATATTGCTACCAGCATAATAAGCAGGTGTAGTTCCGTAATATTCACCTATATTAACTCTTATTTTACGAGAAGCACCTATACATTTTTTCCAACCATATTGATTAGCTGGTAAATAATTTAGCATATTTAACTCACTAAACTTTGACACGTCTATTTCTAATTCATTTGATGGGTTTGGATTATAGTCCTCAGTAATTGTATAACCACTTATTAAGTCAGTCATTACAACCCTATACTTAAAGTTAGGTTGAGCTACCTGTGTAGAAGTAGCAACGAACCATTGATTGTTATACGATGGTACATATATTGCTGGTTGTGATTGTACTGTTACTGCCATTTATTCTTTAAAGTCTATGTTTATTGTTATTTCTTTAGTTATTAATCCTGATAACTTGCTACTTAAATCATTTAACCTACCATCATTAATCACCTTATCAAAGAATGGTTTAGGTTTAATACCTTTGTTTTTTATACTCCTTGCAATCACAAAAGCTAATTGGTTCACTGCCTTTTCAAATGGTAGTTTTTTTACTTTAGTTTTACTTTTAGGATACTTAGAACTCTTGTACTTTTGTTGCATTTCCTGAATTACTTTAGGAGCTGACACACCAATAGAAGCCTGATATTTTTTACCAAAAGCTTTACTTGGAGGCATTGAGCCTTTTTGCCGACCTGATTCAATGTAACGCCAGTATTTACCATTAGCAACTATTTGTACAGTTAAATCATTACCTTCAAATTTTATCAAATGGGTAAAATTTAACTTAGCTTCCTGTGGTTGTTTTCTGCCACCTTTCCGCAAAGCAGTATTTAAAGAATCGTTTAAGTCATCAGTTAAATTAACAGCAAAAGCATCCAGTATTATTTTAATTTCATCGTTTAGCATTTGACATCATTTCTGCTTTAATCCTTACTTGTTCTAACATTTTATTCTTATCTTTTATGTATGATAATCTATTCAAAAGCCTAACTACTTCCCATTCATAAACAGCATCTTCTTTTAAAGGGTCTCCACCTGTAATCTCATCAACTAAACAATACCATCCCCAATGTTCTCTGAACTTTCCTTCATCGTCTTTAGGGCTTTCAAATGATTCATTAGGATCTCCACCGATTCCAAATAGTCCGGTGTATTTAGTATCCAATTCATTAATACTTCTAAGCAAAAAAAAAGCGTACAATATGCTTTATAAACTGATATCTGCTTAAATGATTGTTCTTTATCACTAAATGATTGTATGTCTTTGCATATCGCTTTTTTATAAACAACAGCACATAAAGTGTGTAAAATGTCTACTTCTTTTTTCTCAGCCAATAAAGTTTTAATTGTGATATAATCACCGCTATTAATTCCATTTACATCATTAGCAGACTTGTAAAGTGTTTTGTTATGTATCAGCCAGTTATGCTTTTTAGGCGAATAACTAATAGACTTAACCAAAGTTTCGTTATACTTTTTAACTTTAACCTTTGGTTGAGGTGGTTGATTAAGAAAGGATAGTTTTTTATAATACCATTTTAACTCTTTGAGAGGCAAAGATTCTACCTCATCATCTGTTTTGTTTAGAAAAAATCCTGCAATCTTCACCCAATCCTTATCACCTTCTAAAAAAGGTTGGATAGTTTGGTACTGTTCTACTGTAATTTGTTTATAGTTAAAAGGAAATCCCATAACTATAAATACATTTTTGATGGCTAAATTCTATACAAAAGTGTATTTGCCTGTATTTTTATTAATCTTATTTAAAGCAATATATCGAATGGCTGCTATTGAGTGGTCATTAGTTCCTATTGGTTCGTTTGGATTCTTATCACTCCATCTCCAAGTCTCAAACTCTTTAATGGTTTTTTGTGAACGTTTAGTAATGAATATCTTAAACTGCTTTAACAAGTCTATTGAATACCTAATACTGTCAGCGCCTTTTTCTGCTCCTTCTATTCTAAAACCTTCACGGCTTAACTCTTCAATACTTTTAGGTTCAGCCGAATCAGCTACTATTTGCATACTTTTTGTAACCCCTGCATCTCTAAGCATTCGAGCTATATCGCTATTGGTTAGCCCTGATTGGTATATTAACTCATCTAAATATAAGTCCTTATTGTACTTAAATACTTTGATGGCTGTAGTTGGGTCGTTGGTAAATCCAAAGTCCATCCCTATTCCAATTAACTCTGCCCCTAAAGGTATTTCGATACATTCCAGCCAATCATCAAATATAACTCCATCCAATGAACCAACCATTCCAAGCCCATAAACCTTCCATTTATTAGCCCAATACTTAGACTTTACGTTTAACTCTTTAAATAGTTCTTCTTGTGGCAAATAAGTATTATGAAACCCTTTCTCTTTGTATTCTAAAATAGACTTTACTTCACTATCAGAAAGGAACTCGTTATCCTCATAGGTAAGAGTAATAAAGTTGTGTTCGTTTATAAACTCATCCCCCCAAAATAACTTATCAGGATTATAGTCAATAATGGTTAGTTTAGCACGGCTAATGAATTGAATCGCTGTTTCAATATCCATTTTATCTGCCTCGTTAATATAAAGAATATCACGTCTAAACCCCTTACCAACATCCGTAACGTCAGCACCTAAGAAATCTAAGTAACTGCCATTTCTGTATTCGTGCTTACTTTCTGACCGGTTAAATTCATCTTCATTTTGAATTATTCCCCAATCTTTACATATCTTTTTGTAGTCCCGAATAACGGTACGTTTCATTTTAGATAGTTCAGATGAAAGTATTGTAGCCTCCTTTTCTGAAGCGCATAAGGATTGAATGATTAATTCAATTATGGATATTGTTTTACTCGCTCCCTGCCCCCCACGAATAACGAATACCTTTTCGTTCGGGTTGTCAAGTATCAGGCTGAGAATTTTATAGTAAGCCTTTGAGTATTTATATTTATTTTCTGTTGCCAATATCAGGCAGGTTAGGTATGTTTAGTGAGCCTTTTAATTCAGTTTCGGTTTGCTCTTTTAGTCCGTTTAGACGTTGGGTAATGCTTGGGTTAAACAATCCCAACATACCTCCAATTATTTGATTTTCACGTATTTCGTTCTTTATACGTGAACAGATACCAATAAACTCATCGTAACATTTATCTTGGTTAGTAAAATACTGTTCAACTGTTCCGTATTTATCCCAGCAATACCTTTTGAATCCTTCAAGGGTTAGTGGTAGTTTAAAAGCATCTTCTTTTTTATCTCCATCCTTACCTACATATTGTATCTTTAGCCATTCTTTTGACTTTTCTTTTAGGTCAATTTTATATTCCTCCCATGCTTTTTGTAGGTCTGATTCTGTTTTAAATATACGTGTTGGGTGCATTGTTAATTATGATAAACTTTAAATACCATTCCTAAAGCTATAAACAAATCTAATTTAGTTTGTAGTTCGTTTAGGTAGTCAAAGTATTTAGTTGTGGTTAGTGTCATTACTTAACTCTTTTAAAAACTCTAATGTGAACTACTGAACAAATCTCTTTATAATGTTCGTTTGGTAATAATTCATCTACTGCTTTACTTACTGATTCAATACCTTTAAACATACCTTCAGGTAGATTGTATTTATTACAACAATCATCAATAACTAAATATCCACCTACTTTAACAAATGATGAGTATTTATATACATCTGAGTGAGCTACTTCGTATGAATGTCCTCCATCAATGTAAATAATATCCCATTCTGTTTTACTTGCTTCTTCTAATACTAATTCATCTGTACTTAAACCTTTTATAATTTTAGGTTGTTTAAGTTTAAAGTGTTTGTGTAGGTTTTCGATGTCTGTTTTATAGTCAGACTCCCAATGTCCATCTGTAGAATCTAAAGGAGTGATACCGGTTATATTTGCTTTAGGTGCTAAAGTTCTAATTAAGGCTAATGTTTGCCCTCTGAATACTCCTACCTCTAAAAAGTTAAAGTTAGGCTTTTGAGTATCGACTAATAATTTGAATAGCCAATAAAAAGAACGTTCACCAAATCCAAATACGTTAGCCTCTACATAATCTCTTAGGGCTTTTAGTTTAGGGGTTTTGTTTACTTCGGTTGAAAAAATTCCGTTTATGTATTCGTGTTTACTTGACGTATCTTTCCAAGATGCAAATAATTGATTTAAAGATTCATAACAATTAACTTCAGCTAATGGTAAAAACCTATCTAAAGGCGTGTGACCATTACCATGAATAAATACTGGTGTTGATTTACTTACTGTGTTTAATACTTTGTCAGTTAATTCAAAATCAGTTTCAGGACAAAATGCAATAGTTTGGAATACCTCACAATTATAATCTAACTTAACATATTGAGGATATTTTAAAAATAAGTCAGTAAACCATACTTGGTCGTTAACTTCAACTGTTAATGGATTAGCCTCTACAGCCTCAATAAAACATTGTGAGTTAGCAAACCATCCACCACCGTTAACAAAATGCCAAGGGCTATCATGTTTAGGGTATAGTGCCTCCTTTTCAGGATGAGGATAACAAGCACGTTCCGCACTCATTAGTATTAAATCCTTATGTTCTACCTTTGATAGGGCATATTCCATTTTGTTAACTGCCAATGTATCATAAGCATCACTATAAAAGAAGTGTGTTATATCAGGATTAGCTACTAAGTATTCATATACTTTTAGTATCTTATCACCGAATCCACGCCAATCGTGTGTAATAATATGGTAATCCCATCCGTGTTTTTTAAGGGATTGTTGTAATAAGTCCGTTTTGGTTATGTCGGAGCAAGTGGTTATTAATTTACATTTCATTTGTATTTCCATATAAAATTTCCTGATGTTTTTGTTCTGTTATTTAAACAGTCGCTTATTGATTGTCTAAATATACAAAGTTCTTTTGATGCATTTGTAATTGTATCAAATTCTTTAATAAAATTACCATTAATATCATATTGTAAAATTACTCTTGCTCTACCATTTTTTGAGCCAAGTTTGTTTTTTTTACCACATTCTGACATTATACTTAATGATTCTATAGAATGAGTTTTACCATAAAACGGATTTCCTTTTCCATTATATTGTGGTCTTTTTATTCCAATTTTCTTTTCTCTCAATACTTTTTTTGTTTCTTCAGATACAACCCCATTATGTCCACCTCCTCTAATATTTAACATTTCAAATCCATTATTTTTAAAAACATCTATATAATCACACTCATATTTATTTAAAACATCCTGAGTTACTTTTGATGAAAAATGATGTATTACTTGAAACTTGTGTAAATCAACTCCGTGTTTTTTTAATGACCTATATATTTTTGGTTGATTTTTACAATCCATTCTTTTGTATGCTAAAAATCTTTTTCGAATATTTCTACTCTGCCCAACATAAATTTTTTTAGTTGGTGATTCTATAATATATATTCCTACCTTATTCATTAAAACGGGTTGTAGTATATGCTTGTTTTACCTGATATGTAATCGTTAACTAATTGGTGTATTCTCGGAAACTGCTCACCTGCTAATCTTTCTTTCCATCCTTGATACTCGGTTGCCCCATCATCAATATGGTCTATCTCTATTTGTGGTAAAAATGCGTTTTTAAATCCTGCTATTTCAGACCTATAAGATGCTAATACGTCATCAAAACCATATTTTTCTAATTGATAAAGATAACCTATTTTTTCTAATAATTTATAATTATACATTTGGCAAGTACCCATAACGTGTTTTACTTGTTCTGCAACAATCCATTTTTCTCCAGGAGTATGCGGAATTTCAAAGTAAGTACTTCTATATTGCGGGTCTTGATGGGCTGGATTTTCGCAACAATCTTTCCTTTTTGCTCCCAATATACCAATATTATTATCTCTACTTATTGCTTCCTCTAATAAGTCTAACCACCCCTCATTGTAAATAACTACATCATCATCCATTTTAACACAATGTTGATCAGGTAATCGATGTTGCCAAACTTTATTAATAGCTTCAGCAGTTCCTATATTTGTTTCATTGAATATTACTTGACTTATAATATCATTAAACGAATCAATAATAGTTCTTGTTGTATCGGTTAAGGAATTAACTGATAACATTAAGGTGTGCTTATTAAAATCAACAGTCTTTTTAAGACTTACTAATGTTTTAAATAAACAATCATCTTTTTTATTTTCTTCTGTTGAATAACAGGCAATAGCTATTAATGCCATTAGTTTATATATTTTTTATAAAGTTCAACTCTTTTTTTACTTAACACTTCTAAGTTATACTTTTGCGTATCAATTTTTAATTGTGCTTTAGTGTCTGCCAATGAATTAGGGTTTTGATTAATATATCGGGCCCATTCAAAAAACGTACGTTTATTTAAGTCGTACGAGTTTTTATCAGTAGCCAATACAGCATAAGGTGCATCGTGATAAACCATTGCTCCACAATCTTTAAACCCGGCTTCAATCATTTTTAACTCCGACTTACATCTATTAAATTCGTTGAACTCTAAAGGAGCTATACAAATGTCAATGTTATCATAACAGTAAGCAAAATTAAACACATCAATAGAGTTAATACGTCGATACGGTTTATCTAATCCTTCAGGAGTTTCTAATATTCTTAACTCATTTGAGTAGTTAGGATGATACTTTTTAAACGTTTTATGCCTATCAGTCAACATATTTTCGTAACCAATATAAATAGATTGCTCATTGAATTTAGCGTTAAAACCACATAACACCATTTGTATTTTACCAGCTAATTTATCATCATAGAATGCTTTTTGAACATCTTTATGTATTCTTAGCATATCATAATAGTGTGTGTTACCACCAGTAAATCCATAACGTATAAACTTAGATTCTGTTTTATGTGGTTGCCAACAATGTTCGGTTGTGTCTATTCCATTTTCAATAATATAAACTTCTTTGTTGAATACCTTAATTTTATTAGCAAGTATCTCGGTAGTTGTAATTACAAAGTGAGCCTTTCTTATAGACCCCATTAAAATTTCCGAGTAACTATTTTGCTTGTAATCTTCATAAGCTATGTGATTAGTGGGCAACTCCCAATAATCATCAACATCAATACCATACTTAATGCCTAATTTGTCTAATATGTCAGTATAACGATGATTTAATGAACGTGAGAATATTACTAATTGAAATTGTTTAAAGTAATCTTCGTCTAATCCGGCATCATTCATTGTGCAATGACTAAATTCATAGTCATTGTATAAACGTTGCAATACTTGGTTAGGCTTAATTAAACGGTGATAACTAACAGCGTTAATTACAGCCTTACTGTCCTTTATAGGACAATCATTTACTAATAGTATTTTAATCAAAACTTATAATTTTTAGGTTTAGGATGTTTTTCAGCCAAATACTTAATATACTTTAAACGATGTCTATTTGCATCTATTATCATTTCAGCACCACAACCCGAACATCCATTTTTATATTCAGGATTAATAACTAAATATGCTGATGCTATTTCTCCAACAACTCCCTCCATAGCACGTGGTACATACTTCTGTTCAGCATACAACTCGAAGAATTGATTATGCTTAATTAATATTTCACACGCTTCGTTATAGGTCATTATGACAATAATTTATAATAGATTCTTGAAAATACAATAGCAAACAATGATGTTAGAATTGGTAAATAAATCTGATTAATATTAAAATTAATTAATAAATAAATTACGCCAACCCAAAAGCCTAAACACTTAGAACAGTCAAATGGACGCAACCTATTTAAATCAAAACGCTGTATAATAGTTTGAGGTATTGTTGATAATTCAGCAAACCAAAAAGAACAAGCGGATAGTATTAATAGTATGGGCATTGTTTTAGTCTTTCTTTTAAATAAACTTTATATCTTTTACAAACATTAAATACAGCATCTTTTTGAATACCGGAACTATAAGCAAAACACGAAGGACTTTTAAATCCAATATCTGTTTCTAATCCTGCTATATTGTTGTTTGAATAGTTAAACACTTTAGCTCTATAAAACACCTTTGGGTCATTACTATTGCATTCCTCACGTATAATGTCAATAAGGTATTTACATATTTTATCCTTGTTTAAATCTTCGGTATTGTTATTGTTTTCAATTAAATAATTTATTACTTTCTCCTCATCTATTAAAATAGTGTTAGAATAATCAAACAATTCGTGAGTGCTGGATGTTTTATATATTTTATGATTGTTTCTCCGAGACCAAATTTTGTAAATAGTAGCACAGATGTAATTTCTTATGTAACCGTTTTTAAAAGCATCAATAAACCTATTATCTTTTGTTTCTAAAATAGTCATAGCCGTTATTTGTATTAATTCATCTACCAAATGAGTTCGTTTTTTTACTAACTTTTTACAAAACAGGGTGTATTTTTCATCTTTAATAAGTAATTCAGATATTTCAGCATTGCTTATATTTGTTGCCATTTAAAAAAAGGGGGATTTAGTTACCTTCCTCCCCCACTATAAACCATATTAACCTATGAAAACGATGTAAAGTTAAATAAAATAATTGATATACAAAAAATTAATTGCTTTGATTATCAAACGTTTGCATTTTATTTACAAAATATGTTGCAAAATATTTGCATTTATGTAAATAATAGTTGTATATTTGTAGAGTAAATAAAAACAAATGGCAATTAAAAAAAGATTAAAACCGGAAATTTTACAAAAGTGTAAAGATAGCAGTAAAGTTAAAAGTAGATTAGCTTACGAATTTCTTAAACATTCCACTACAATTAAAAGATGGTTGGATAACGAATCTACTGAATTAACACGCCCTGATTGTTTAGGTTATATAAGTGAGGAGTTAGGGATAAATAAAAGTGAATTAACAATTAATTAAAAACCTATAAAACCAAACAAATATGAATTTCATCATACGTAGCCTACTATTTAAAGGCGATAAAATAGATAAGATACAAGGACTATTCGTTTACTGGGTAGTTTCTATGCTAATAGTTTTTGGAGTAATAATAACGTTAAGTCTTTAGATATGGCAAAAAAAATTAAATATGAATATGGTGCAATGAGTTCTAAATTCTCATGTGTGGCAGAAAATAAATTGACAGCTTATGTTGCAATGTGTCTGCATTATGATAGTCAATCTCATCTACTAGTAATATACAGTCCTGAGGAAAGTAAAAAAGATTGTTGGATGTCTTTTACTGGCAAAATCTCTGAAAGATTAGATGAAGTATTTGGAGGGGTTGGCAGTTTTAATGAGTATGTAAAAAATCATGTAGAAGAAATTAAGAAATGTTATAAATCTATAAAAAGAATTGTATAACCCCATGCAAACAACAATCAAATCAGAGGTCGATTATAAAGACCCTAAAACATACGGTAAAACGTATAAGGATGCTTCTATTGAATTATCAGACTTAAAGTTTGCAGGAGTAGAGGCTTATATGTGTAAGATAATTGGAACTAATCTATTTACAACAGTACTGCTAAGTAAGGAGTTAATCGAAAACAAGTTGAAACATTTAAAAATAGTAATGTAATGGAAAAATCAAAAACTGAATTAGAAAATTTAAAAATAGAGTTTATAGCTTTTATGATGCAAGATAAAGGTATTGTGTATAATGATATATGGAATTTCTTTTTAAAACACTTAACCCCAAAAGATGAATGGATAAGCGTTGAGGATAGATTGCCGGAAAAGCATACTTATGTATTAGTCGATACTCCATTTTGTACAAATAAGAGTTCTGTTGCCTATTATAATGGGATTGAGTGGCATTCTACTGATAACATGGAGGTGTGGAATATTAAATTTTGGCAACCGTTACCCATTAAAAAATAAGCCAATGGATTACAATTTAGAAGGAGCGCAAAGACACATACACTTTATGGATAGCCTACCAAACATAGAAGAAAAACAATACTGCTGTATTAAGCAAACTGAATGCCCGGAATCAGAAATGGTTTATATCAAATCTCAACGTGAATGGGTATGTATTGATAGTATAGATGAGTATTTACAAATGCACTACATAAACTCTGAGCTTGGAGAGTATAATAAAGTAAGTGAAGAAATAGAAATATTAACCAATAAAAACATATAACCAATGGACTTAACAAAATTTAATTTTCCTGAGAATGATTTAACTAATAAAGATTTATTAGCTGAAGCAAAAGAACGTGGATTTTACAATGGTCATACTCCTTACAATAAACTTTTTTCTACTTTGTTTTATAGTGGTGGGAAGGTAAAATTTAAGGAAAATGTAGATAAAGATTTTATAAAAAAAGCATGGGGATATTGCCGTTTTTTTATGGGCAGTTGGTCGCCTAAACATGAAGAAAAAGAGGCTATTTGTGCCTTACTAATGAGTGAAACTTTAGAACCAAACTTAGACTTATCATGAACCCACTAATCAAAGCCTTCATTAAGACTATCGGAATAAACGAAGTAGTTAACTGGAATCAAGCTAAATGTAAGCATATAATGTTTAAAGCATTTAAAAAACAAGTAATCAATAATTTAATAACTAACAACTAAAACAATGAACGTAGAATTAACAGGAACAGTACACCTAATAGGTGCTTTAGAAACAATCAGTACTAATTTTTCTAAAAAAGAATTGGTAGTAACAATCGACGAGAATACACCATACCCTCAGTATATCTCAACACAATGCGCTAATGCTAAAGTTGATTTACTTAACGGAATTAATCATGGTGACAGAGTTAAAGTAAGCTGTAATCTTAACGGTAGAGCTTCAAATGGTAAATACTATAACCAAATTTCTGTATGGAAAATAGAGAAGCTATAACCAAAGATGGTAGCCTATTCGATAGAAAGGTTTTATCTGATAACATTAAGCAAGAACATAAACGACAAATGTTAGATAGAATTATTGATGTTGAGTTAAATTTATTAGACCATGCCAAAACTATCGGACAGTTAAAATAATTAGGAATGAGCTACCAATGGCACGAAAATAAGTGTAATGCTTTAAGAGTTGAAATGACAGACTTAACTAAAGAATTTCTAAGTAAATATTAACCTATAAAAATAAACTATAAATGGAAACAAAAAACATTTACCAAAAACTATTAACCATCCAAAAGCGAATTAACGGCTTAGGTAAGGACAAATCAACTTATAACTATAAGTATGTTACTGGCGATAAACTATTAGGAGAAGTTAAACCTATGATGAATGAACTAGGTTTATTATTAAAACAAGAGGTTTTAAGTATTAATAATTCCCGTCAAGATTATAACCTTGCTCAAAAAGATGGAACGATAAAAGCTAAGTCAGAAATACTATCTAAAGTAATGATGAAATTTACTTGGATTGATTCTGAAACTGGTGAGAAAGACGAAAATCTATTTGGCGCCAATGGTCAAAACGATTGGGAAAAAGGTTTAGGCTCTGCTTTAACTTATGCTGAAAGATACTTTTTATTAAAGTACTTCCATATAGCAACTGATGAAGATGACATTGATAACGACCAAAGAAAGACTATACCAACCGAACAGCCTAAAACATTAGTTCAAAAGTTAGACGAAGCAAAGGCAATTTTGGATAAAAGTAAAACTAAAGCTGAGTTGAAGCAAAATTTCTTGACACTTATGCCAGATATGCAAGAACATGAGATAATTAAACTTCACGCTAAATCAATTGAAAAAAGATATAACAATGGATAGCAACGAGAAAATAAAAGTAGAGTTTGATGTATTCAAATGGGAATCAATCCGTAACTATTTAGAGCTAACTAATGAAATAGACTACAAAATAATTAATAAAGAATTAACCAATAAAAACCAAAACAATGAAAATAGAGAAAGTAAACATTAAAGAATTTAAAGTTATTGAAAACTTTGAGAAAGAAATTAACGGAAACCACATTTTAATAATGGGTGAAAACGGAGTAGGCAAATCCTCTCTTATACAATTTATCGAAATAGCATTAGGCAAAACAAAAAATATACCCGAATCTGCAACAGGCGAAGGAGAGGTTTTTGTAACTAAGGATGGTAGAGAATTTAGCTTTAAAGTTAAATTTAAAGACAATAAACCAGTTGTAACTGTTACAAGTCCTGATGGATTAAAAGATACTCGTAAGGGTACTATTGCAGGGATTGTAGGTGCAAATGATTTTGATATTGATGAGTTTGTTGAACTATCAAAAAGTGTTGCAGGTAGAAAAAAACAAGTAGAGATTTTTAAATCATTTTTACCACAGGATGTTATCACTTCTTTAAACAATTACGAGCAACATATAAAAGTTTCTTATGATGAAAGAACAGATGCAGGTAGGCATTTAAAAGAGAAAGAAGGGTATGTTAAAAGCCATAGACTTTTTAATACTATTGGAGTTAAGAAGTTTGAAAAGAAAGAAATTAAATCAATTATTGAAAAGTTACAATCTTTAAAGGAACACAATACAAAGGTTTTAAATACAAAAGGCACATACGATGCTAATAAATTAAAACTTGCAGACCTTGAAGATAAAATAAAAAAATTACAAGAAAGTTTTGAAAGAGGTATTGAAGAACAATCTAAAATTGAAAGCTGGTTAAAAGAAAATACAGTCCACGAACAAAGTGTTATTGATTCTGTTGAAAAAGAACTTGAAACGGTTGAACAAGATAACAAAGATTTTACCGATTCAGAGCAGTTAAAAAAAGAGATTGATTTAATAGAAAAAATAAAAAACGAAGTTGGCGAACTTACTGCCAAAATTGATAGCTCAAAACAAGCAATATCAGATACAATTAAGCAAATGGATAGCCCTATTGAAGGTTTATCATTTGAAGGTGATTTATTGTTTTACAATGGCGTTCCTGTTAATCCTGATAACTTGTCTACAAGTGAAATAATTGAATTAGGTATTAAACTAAAAATGGCTGAAAATAAAGACTTAGGTATATTATTTATCCAACGTGCCGAAAGTATTGGATTAGAAAGATTTAAGTTAATAAAAAATATTGCCGATAAAGAAGGATGGCAAATTATCGCTGAACAAGTAGAGCGAGGTAATAAAAAATTACACGTTGAAATACTAAGTGAAGATTTTAACTAATGATTAGAACTAAGCCTAAAAAGTGCAAACAATGTGGTAATGACTTCAAACAAATGAACTCTTTACAAATCGTCTGCTCTTATCAATGTGCGCTTAAATTCAACTCAGAAGCTGAAATAAAAAAAAGAGTACAAGAATACAAACAAAACGTTCAAAGTTTATCACAATTAGAATCATTAGCCAAAGTAGTATTTCAAAAGTGGATTAGATACCGGGATGAGAATTTACCTTGCATAAGTTGTGGGACTAACACCTCTAATCAATGGGATGGAAGCCACTATTTTAAGGCAGAGATATACTCAGGAGTAATTTTTAACGAACTGAATGTAAATAAAAGTTGCTCCTACTGTAACAAATGGCTCGATGGTAATTTGATTAACTACAGAAAAGGGCTAATTGAAAAATACGGAGTTTTAGCAGTTGAGGGATTAGAACAATTAGCAAATGAAACAAGACAGTATAAGTACAATAAAGACGAACTAAACGAAATAATTAATACTTACAAACTAAAATTAAAACAAGGAGAGAAATAATTTAAAATAAATTTGTTATAATAAAAATTATAGCTATATTTGCAAAGCGAACAATGATTAAAAAATTTAAAAAATCCTCATCCAATCTACACCTCTCACATTCTGTGGGCATTGTTCGCGCTTTGCGTAGAAAGGATGGGGCATTTTTTTATGATAGATTTTAATTCAAAGGATTGGCATACTCCAAACACTTATGACGCCAATTATAAGTACCCAGAAAATAAATCAGGCGTTTATTTACTTGCAAAACTAGATGCTGATTTAGAAACCAGAAAAATTAATTATAAAATATTATATGTAGGTAGTTCAAAAAAATTAAAACAAAGATATAAAAATCACGAAGTTTTAAAGATGCTTAACAAAAAATACGATTTTATAATTTTCTTTTTTAAAGAATGCGAAAACGAAATTGTTATTGAAAAACAATTAATAAAATCTATTCAACCAGAATATAACAAAATAGGAAAATAACAATGGGTAAACTTCCATATATTCCAATTTACATAGGTGATTGGGAACAAGACACAAATTGCATAAGTATTGAAGCAGAAGGTGCTTTACTAAAATTAACTTTTA